TTCGGTAAATTTGCAGATATAAACAGAACACGTACATATCTTAAACACGCAAGTACAGGTATGAGTAGTAATGCTGATGGAGATAGTATACTATGGGCTACGAACAGATTAAGAAATCGTCCAGAATTATTAAAGATACTTATTGTGTTATCAGATGGACAACCAGCGGGAGGTAAGGGTGGAGACATTGATCAATTTACCAGGGATGTCGTCATGGACATAGAACGAGACCCTACAATTAACATATACGGTATAGGTATTAAGGATAGAAACGTGCACCGTATATATAAAGAGTGTCGTAGTATTAGGGAAGCTCACGAGTTGGAAGATGCACTATTGGATGTGATTCGCAGTAAAATTCTATAACTTGTTATAGCAACAGGAGAATATAGTGGCAGATACTTTTACGCCAGCAGAACAAGAGATTATGCAAGATTTGTTCGGAATCAAGGAAGTGTTGGATGAGAGCAAAGGTCCTAACGAATATTTCACAGCATCCGATGCAGATATAACGGGCACAAGTTACACATCGGTAGTTGGTCATAAACCTCCAAAGGGGATGCCAGATATCCCCGTGGAGATATTCAAACCAGATGATTGGTCAGAGAACATGCGAGCATTTATACCCAAGTTCAATCCTTTGTACCATCCCGACCCTATGGCTTTGTACTCGCTCCTTGTGGGGTGGCATCTGGCAGAACCAGTGCTGATATACGGACCAACAGGAAGTGGTAAGACGTCTCTTGTAGAGTACGCCTCGGCTATGGTGAACAGACCTTACATTAGGATTAACGGACGAGGGGACATGGAAAGTGGTCCCATATTTGGTCAGCCTTCCGTTGAGATTGATGAGGAAACTAAACTCAACGTGTACAAGTGGAACGATGGTATTGTAACCGAAGGTGCTAGGGGTGGAGCTGTACTTAATTTCGACGAACCATTTGCAACACCCCCAGAGATACAAATTGGTATGAACTCTCTGTTGGAGGATGACGGTGTTTTAGTATTGTCTGACAAAGCTGGACAATTTAGAGATAAGATTGTAAAGCCGGACGCACGATTTAGAATTGTGTATTCCGATAATACCGGAGGGTTAGGAGATCAGTCTGGAGCTTTTGCTGGAGTTCATGTGCAGAATACGTCAACATTGGATAGGTTCCAGACTATTATTTTTCTAACTTATTTAGATAAGAAAAGGGAGTGTGTTATGTTAAAATACAGGTTTCCTGAGATGCACGCCACCATTACAAGAAACATGGTGTCATTTGCAAATCTTGTACGTGAAAATTATATCAACGGGGATCTTAGTCTAACCATGTCCCCAAGAACACTTATATCTTGGAGTGAAAAGGCGTTACTTTTCCAAGACGTCAAGCGGTCTCTTGACATTTGTTTCCGTCGCAAATTTAAAGACGATGGCGAACTGGCTACTCTGAACAACCATTATAGAACGGTGTTCGGAGAAAACTGGTAACACAATGCGCTGTCGGGCTTGTGATTCTGTAATGGAACCAGAGGAAATATGGTGGCATGTTGACAGGGAACAGTGGGAGGATTTGTGTCTACATTGCAGGATAATTGTTATGGACTCTTTGCACGACAACGAAGTTGTTACAGACACTTTAACAAGTGAGAGCGAATCGTTATGAACGAGAAGAAAAAGTTAAGGTACGAGGAGTATGTTCCGTTTGCTCCTGACGGACCTGATGAGACCGTAAACATACATCATTGTAGGAGGGAGCGTAGAAACGATAAGCTGTACATTACACGGAAATCTGACGGTACTATCCTTGCTCATTGTTTTCATTGTGAGCGCAGTGGTCGCTACTCTGATGCGGACGACAAGCACAACGGGAAAAAGCGCGTAATACGTCCTAAACGACGCAAGACAGCCCTTAAACGTATGCCTCAAGGTGGTAGTACATCACTGTCTAAGTGGTCACCGGAAGCAAAAGCTTGGGTATCTAGAGCACACTTGAAGCAACATGATATAAATCAATACGGACTTACTTTTTATACTGATGATAATTATGTACTTTTGCCTGTTTATTCTGGTGCTACGTTGTGCAGAGTTATTAGGAGATCGTTTGGTGACACCAAGTATCCTAAATACTACACGGTTATGCACGATAACTTTAGTAACGGTGACGGTTACATTATAAAATGTCGTACCGGTGACAGTAACGTTGTGGTGTTTGTGGAAGACTTACTCAGTGCTATTCGTTGCGCTGAATGGGTAGATGCTGTATCATTGTTTGGAACAATGCTGAATGACAATGTGTTATCTGCCACACTTGATAAGAAACCTGGTTACAAGAAACGGATAGTGTTTCTTGATAACGATAACGTCAATGTTATGAAAGCACAGCGTAGGATTCAACGACGACTAGATGATGTGTTTGATAACAAAGGAACTTTAGTTTATAGAACATCTAAAGATCCTAAAAACTACAACTCCACAGAGTTGCGTTCTATATTAACAGGAGCACATTAATGAAATTCAGATCGGGAGATTTGTATCTTAGAGATAACGGAGCTATTTTCATGTGTCTTACTCCACTTAAAGGCATATACGTAGTTAAAATTGATAGTGAACAGTCTGTACGAGAATCAGATTTGCAAGCGGCTACTAATTATGCCGAGTACCTTAGTACTCAAATTTGTGAGGAATTGGCTTATGTAGGAAACATAGGCGACATATTAACAGAGGTGTCTCACAGACAACTACCAAAATACGAGGAATTGCGTGAAAGAACTAATAAGAATACTTAATAATAAGAAACTAATTAAGATACGTGAAAGACTTGTTCACGACGTGTTCCTTAGCGACGAAACGGAGAAAGTTCTCAAATCCATGGAAGAGTATATGGACATCTATAACAGTGTTATAGAAGATTGGGACGCTTTTGCTTTATGGTTCACCACTGTCAAATATCCGGGGTTAACAGGTGCTAAAGTTAAAATTTACAAAGCTCTTTTTGAAAGTGTTGGTGACAGTAATACTGATATGTCTGGTGGACACGATACTTCTCTAGCAAAAGACATTATCAATTCAATACTGAAGAAAACTTATGCAGAGTCTATGGCATCCGAACTGTTCGACTTAGCTTATGGTAGAAATGATAAGGAACTAGACGAATCTATCGAAGATAGCTTGTCCGAATACACAGAACTTCGTGAGTTATACGGAACAGTGATAGATAAAGATAACTCTGAAGACAGTGGTAAATCCGATAATATATTTTCTGTGCTGGATGAAGATACGGGGTATCAATCTAACGGGTTTAATTGGTGTCTTAAAGAGTTGGGATTAACCTTCGGGAAACTTTCTCCGGGAGATTTGTATTTTGTTGGGGGACGTCCCGACAGTGGCAAAACATCGCTGTTAGCTCACCAAGTGGCCCACACCATAGGGCAGATAGCAGACGACACGACTATAGTGTGGTTTACTAATGAAGAGAGGGCTTCGAAAGTTAAATTACGATTACTATCAAGCATATCTAAATTACCTATTTCAGCTATTCTTAAAGATGTTGAAGAGTTTAAATCTAAATTCAGTCATCTTTTACCTAAAGAGAACAGTCTCACTGTTCAAAATATATACGATTGGAACACTAAGAAAATTGAGAAGTTTCTTCAGGATAGTAATCCCGCACTTGTTGTATTTGATCAGTTATCGAAGGTCACGGTGACCCAATCATATGCAAATGACGCAGAGCGTTTATCGAAACTTGCATCCTTTGCAAGAGCACTGAGTAAAGATTTTCCAGTTATGTCTACTATCTGGGCAGACGGTAGTGCCGAGGGCGTTCAGTACATCCAGCAAGGACAGCTTTATGGTTCCAAAACGGGGATACAAGGGGAAGCAGACGCTATACTTACAGTTGGTAGGTTACACAATGACTCTATACCTAATGCACGCTATCTTTATGCACCAAAGAACAAATTATCAGGCGGTGATCCCAGTTGTAGAAATGCAAAGTGGGAAGTGGTTATCCATCCAGAAATAGGGAGATACAGCAGTGTCAACACACCGTTATGAATATCTAATTCTAGACGTAGAAACTACGGTAAATAGCTCTCGAAGTTTTAAAGGCACTCCGTTTGATACGTCTAACTACATAGTGTTAGCGGGATTGAAGTATCCCTCGGGGGTTTGTCACTTTTACGATTTTGTAAATGATAACGACTCACATCCATATGGTATACACGATAAATTTATATCCGATATAAGTGATACGTATATTTTGGTTGGGCAGAACATAGGATTCGATTTGCATTATGTTCGTAAGTATGTGAACGATGAATATTGGTACGAATGGATTCAGAACGTATCCATATGGGATACACAGATAGCCGAATACTTATTATGTGGGCACACATCAAAGTTCCAGTCGTTAGACGCTCTCAGTACCAAGTACGGGGGAGAACTTAAGGACGATGCTATTAAAGGGTACTGGGATTCAGGAATTAAGACCGAGGAGATACCCAAGGAGGAGTTAACTTCCTATCTAATGCGGGATTTAACTAACACCAGCATAGTATTTGAACAACAGCGTAAACACCCTCTTATGGAGGATAGAAAATTTAGAAAAGTACTGTCTGTGCAAATGGAACACAGACTAGTTACGTTAGAAATGGAACATAACGGAATGAAGTTTGACCAACTTGTTTGTTCCGATCAGTTGGGTCTGTTACGCACACATATAAAAGTTTTGACACAAGAGTTAATAAAAGTGATAGATACCTACATTGGAGATTATGTTGTAAGTAATCCTCTATCTCACCAACACATAAAATTAGTGTTGTCGGGAGGAGAGTTGAAATACGATTCCACGGAGACGATTGTTGATGACGACTTTAACCCAGTTTTATATCTAACTGGGTCTAGGGCTGGAGAATTCAAAACGAGAAAGGTACGCGATTCACAAAACATAACAGGAATGTTAGATTTCGATATCCAAGATACTAGTAACAGTACTTTAAAAAATATTATAAAAAGTCATAGACAAGATGAAGTTGGATTGTTTTGTAGTAATGTGCTCAGACTACGTAAAGTAACTAAAGATGCTGGTACTTACTTCGAAGGTTATTCTAAAGAATGTTGGGAACATGATTCTTGTATACATCCAAATTACAACCATGCTGCAACTAATACGGGTAGAATTTCCTGCACCAAACCTAATGTTATGAACATAACCAGGAAGGAAACGTGAGTGAAATAAAACAATGTTTCAAATCACACCATCCAGATGGACTCTTAGTTCAAGTGGATTTTTCTCAATTGGAAGTGTGTTGTCTAGCTGTGATTGCTGATGACACTGTGCTAATTACAGAGCTGAATAACGGGGAAGATATACACACTAATAACACCATGATGTTACACCCACACCTGTTAGTGGACCCTAATTTTCTTAATGGACCGGAATTTAAAGAGCTTAGAAGAAAAACTAAAGAATTTACGTTTCAATTGCAGTATGGAGCAGGGGCTAAATCTATAGCACAAGCTTTAAACATACCACAATCTGAGGCTTCGAGATACAAGAGACAGTTTTATGAAAAGTACACTGGTATTAGAAAGTGGCACTCTGGACTAGATATGGAAGCGGCCAAATGTGCCCAAACAGGTACTGAGAGAACACAACTAGGGTTTCCAGCAAGGGAGGTGATTTTACAATCTAAAACAGGTAGGAGATACAAGCACATTCAACATGATGGTCCTGATTGGAATGCAAACGAACCAGGATTTTCACCTACTGAATTGCGTAATTACAGAGTTCAGGGACTTGCTGGAGGGGACATCCAACCTCTGGCTAACTGTATTGTTTACAGGAAAATGCTTAAGGACAAGTTATGGAAAGGCATCAAGCTAATTAACACTGTGCACGATAGCCTTATAATGGATGTACAACCGGACCACATTGCAAAGTGTTTTAGGTTAGTGTGTAGTGCATACGGTGATATAAAATCACACGTAGAACGTGTGTACAGCATGCGTTTTCCAGCTCCATTGAACTATGATGTGGAGGTCGGATTTAACCTACAAGATTTGACCAAGGTGGATATAAATGATATAATAGATGCACTAAATGAAGAAGAGCAAGTGCAGTATTTACTTGAAGATATTATGCACTCTTCGTTGGAATCATCTTCATTTGAAATGACAACTCTATAACTTGTTATAGACAACATAGGATATTAAAATATGAACGAAACTATTACTTCTCAAATAAAAGCAAAGCGGCGCGATAGTCAAGCTATTAAACTTTCAGACGAGGAGTGGTATAGTGTGCACCCAAACCGTGTTGGTGATTTGGCACCATTTCAAAAGGGTGACAATGTAGTAGTCGAATATAAACTTAACGGACAGTACCGCAACATAACGTCTTGCAAGTACAATTCCGAAATGTCTGGACAGACTGCTCATAAAACCAACGGTGCGGGTGAAACATCACGACCACGTAACAACAGTCCGAAACAATTCGTAGCTAGAGAGTTTCCTATGCCTGCTACTCATCCAGACAGGACTATCTTACGTAGTGTGGCACTAAAAGCTGC